GAATATTTTTAATAAATGAAGTTGACCCAGAAGGAGAATATTTTGGTTGTTCTTCGGACTTATCTTTACAGAAAATTGTCTTATAAACTGTTGTTTTCCACTTTGATTCGATCAATCCCGATGTAATATGAATTGAAGATCCATCATTATTAATATCTTCTTCTATAATGCCGCCTGCATTTTTTTCAACTTCTGGAATCACTGGAATCGGAGGCAACAAAGGATGTAATTGTGTAGTTTTTTTATCATCTCCCAAAGGACGTTGGCGATTGCGAATAAGTATGCTTGGATTTCCACAATTTTTATAATCTATATATTTTAGACTTCCACTGTCATGTGAACGTATAGAATCATATGAAGAAAAACGTATAGACTGACCAAATCTACTTTCTAATGATGTATCGCCTTCATATTTTTTTAATGCACGAATTTTATTATTGGCACGAAAATATGATCCTAACACACCAGAATTATTTGCAGTAGTAATAAATTTCGATCCAACATAAGATATTGGTCCATTAACTGGAGTAAATTTATTACTATTTGTATCGTCATTTTTACGATTTCCAGATGTATTTCCTTCAGCTATTTCAATATTAAAATTAGCATTTTGATTTGTAAATCCGTTAATATTTAATTTACGGAAATAATACCATTCTCCTCTATATTTGCCTACCATGACAACTTCATTATACAATGGAAATTCAACTATACCAGTAGAATGTAATGGTTTTGCCCATGATAATTGTTCACGTGGTAAACCTATTTGAGAATTTAGTCCTCTAAATAATATACGCCCAATATATGTATAATTTTTTGTAGGTTTTTTAGTTGCTGAATTAGTTGATTCAGTTGGTTGATCTTTATAATTATCAGGCCATTCTTCCGCAACTAGATTTTGAATAGCAGGATGAGTTTCATCCAAAATAATATCTAATACTACAGCTTCTTCTAATTCATAAAACTCTGACAACGCAGAAGTAGTTTCATTAGTTTTAAATCCATTTTGATTAAATTTAGAATTACTTCCAATTGCATTTTTAATTTTCCAATATGACATAAATTATGATGGTTTATCTGGAGTTTTAATTTCAACAGGTGCAGTAATTTCTTTAGCAATACTATTTGCTTCTTCCATTAATTGTTTACGCTCTTCTTCACTTAACCCAAACGCAGCTTCACCTTCTTTTCCTCCTTGATTTGTAGCTAATCTTTGAATAATTGCGGCTAATTTAATTAATTGTTCATCATTTTTTACAGTGACATCCAAGTATTCTTTAATTAAAGGAATAATCATGAGTGCATCATTAGGAGTTTTAATCAATAGACGCATATCATCAATAAATTGCTGAATAGTATCGTTTCGATCTTCACTATTAACAACAATATCTTTCAATAATGATGAAAATTTTTTGCCTTTATAAATTTCAAATTCAAAGTCCATAATTTTAAATAGTTAATTATTACGTTTTATAAAGATTTTGTTGTAATATACCATTATTAATATAACATTTAGTAATATTAGTTTGATATTGTTTCATTTTATTAATTACTTTAGTAATTTGTTGTGTCTTACATGAACTAATTTCACGAATATACAAATACAATGCTTTCTTATTAAATGCGTCGATGCGATCACTATTTCTAAATAGTTCAATTACTGCATTTGCTATATTGAGATCCTTTTGTTTAGTAAAAATTTTACCAACATTTTTTTCCCAATAGGCTATCATCATCTTCATGAATTCACCCATCTCAGTGTTTTTATAATATTTATCTTCTACTTGTAAACATACTGTGGTTTCACTTGGTGTGTCGCTAATATCTACATTTTGATTAAAACGTTTGTAATTATTATTATTGTGGAAAATTAAATAATGCTTGGCAATAATACTAAAATAACCAAATGCTTTACCTTTATTTTCTTGAAATTTACTTATATTTGCAACTAAATGTGCAACCGTTTCTTTTTGAATTTCAGCAGGAGAATTATCAAAATATGTAAATTTAAATGTATAAAAAATATTTTCTACCAATTTTTCAAAACTATATTTAATTTTTTCATTATAGATTTGATTTCGTTTCTCCATATCCTCTTCTTTATTATATTCAATAATAGCAGTTTCGGTATCTTTAGTAAAATACATTACCGGAGATTTTTTTGGCTTTTCTTCCGCCTCTATAATAATTTCAGGAACCACAACATTAATTTTGGGTTCCTTAGCCTTTTCCTTAATTTTTTTAACTGGCTTTGTAGGAATTACATTTGTCTTTTTACGCTTGCCCTTTGACTTTACCAATTTTTTACTTAATTGTTTATTTTTTTTATATTTTTTAACTAATTTAGTTTTTTTTAATAATTTACGTTTATTTTTTGTAATCATATTTTTTGATTTAATTGGTCTATCAAATCTACAATATTTGTAAAGACAAATCCAACATCATCGTCTTTTTCAAACATTTGTCTATCATCAATATATTTTAATTGTTTATAAGTAGAATCAACTTCTTTTGCAATTTTATTTATAAATTGCTGATTTTCTTCAATTGAACTTATTGCATTCAATAATTTATTAGAAAAATAAAAGTTTAATCCTATTGATGTTAATAACAATACACTTAATATAACAATTGTCAATATCATAATTTATTTTAATTTAATTTAATTATCTTCGTCTACTTCTACATCATCGTCACAAAAATCAGTAAGATATTCAATAGCTTCTTCTATTGAATCCCAATCTTGAATTTTATAACCATGTTTTAATATATGTAATACTTCTTTAATATCGGATTGTTCCATAAAATTATATGTAAATGTTTGCGTTGCAAACTGTATCTACATATAACGAATAAACCGGAAACTATCAAAAAAATTAAAAACTATATGTATAAGGCTTTGCCGCCGGTCTTCCTTGAGGTATCTGAGCAGATTCAGGTGCAGGATCTGATACAATAGCAGGTTCCGTTGATTCATTTGAATCCGGCACAATTTTAGATTCTTCTTTCTTCACTTCTTCATGTACTTCTTCTTTAATTTTTTCTATTTCTTTAATTGTAGGTATTTCATTAGTTTCTTTAACTAACGTAGTATTATATGCAAGTAACAAACATACAGCTAGAGGATCAAAAACAGAAATTAACGCAACGATAAACCATTTTGCTACTTTATTAATATTAACTCCAAATTCATCTGCCACAAATTTAAATGTCTGAACATCCTTTTTTGATCCCATTTCCATTTTTAATTTATTAATTTGGGCATCTAATGTTTGCAATTCATCCGTACTTTTTTGAATACGCTCATTTTCAATTTGAATGTTTTTTTCACTTTCTTCAATCAAGTCTTGAGTTTGTTGTTGAATTTGTTTTAATTGTATAGGATTTCGTGCAATCAATGTATTTGTCATACTTTGATTCAATCGATCTTCTTGACTATTTCTCAATTGTGTAACATTAGAGATTCTTGTTTTAGAAGATATAATTTTATCTTTTACAGAAATTTTTTGTTCCTCAACCATTTTAATTTTGTTTTCAATTAAAGAATTTTCTAAACTTGATTGTTGGTATGCACTACTTAAATAACCAAAAATTCCCAACGAAGTTATAATCATTAAAACAAAAACTGCTATAGTTAAATACCCTTTTAAAAACCCCTTTGTTTTATTCCAATATCGATATAAAAAACTAGTTGCTACTAATTTACCCAATTCAAGTGATCCTGCCATAATCATTGCGGCAATTGAAGATCCACTGAACAACATGCCAATTCCAATGATACTAAAGAAAGCAGCACAACTTGCGATAAATAATGAGGTTAGACCAACTAAACGTTCAAATGTTAAAAATTTCATATAATTATAAATATCAATTAGATAAAAAAAGACTCTGCCATTATTCATAGCAGAGTCTATTATATAACCATTATTTAATCTAAAATTGGATTTGGTGGAGGTAATTTTTTTAATGTATATTCACTAATATAACGGTCAGCAAATCGAATACCAGCATATTGTTCATAATCTTTTACGGATCGTTCATTGCCAAATCCATACTTAGAAGTAGTTATAGATTCACCATCTATACCGAAAAGGCTACGGTGTTTTTTAGTAGATTCATTATCCATTTCCCACCATTCTTTTTTAACAGTCTTTTTATCTGTATTAATATGATCATCCCAATGTTTAGGACGATTATCTCTAGTATATTGATGCCATGCTATTAATTTATTAGGATGATATAAATCATATCCATGTGTATATGCTCTCACAGTAATATTTGTTTCTTCTCCATAGAAATAATATTCAGGATCATGTTGAATAACCTTTGCAAAATCGCCGTTGCTAAAAGCAAAATGAGCACTATAAAAGCGTGCCGGTATTGGTTGATTAATTTCAACATCTGATGTAGATACTGGTTCAGGAACAAAAAATAATGGTCCTTCATCCATAAATTTTTCGACATTCATTTGCCAAATTTCATTTTTATATTCATCGGTTAATGAATTGAAATGCGGCAAATACCCAGTAATTAAAGGCTTATCACTTCCTAAATTTTTACAATTTTCGTACATTTGTAACAATATACTGTCCCATCCTTTAATAAATCTATGATGTGAATCCAATTGTAAAGTATATTCTTCACCATTGTATTTTTGTTGAATCAAATTTCGTGCCCAACAAACACCTTTACTTTCAACATATGGTATATCAATATATTCAATTAAATGTTTTATTGGTTCTATACTTTCATTGTCATCATGTTGCCATGCAACAACAATACGCAATTGTTCTGGATGATCAGCTTTATCAACCAAATCCAAAACAGTCGGTATTAATTCAGGATCTCTATAACTTGCAATTTGAACAAATATCATTATAACATTTTTTATTTAATTATCTATAATACAATTTAAGTTTCCATTTTGATGGATCCACTGCCGTTGATGCGCCAGTAGATTTATTATTTGTATTCCAATTACTATTTAAACATGATACTCCTATATAAGTTGAATTGGCCCACGATGTTATTGCAGTATGTTCATTAGTTGCAACAGAATCATATTCTGCAACTGAATCAATTTCATCATTTTGAGAATATCCAGCATCACCACCAGCATCATTACAAATCAATACAGCTTTAAAATAAAATGGAGTTGATGTTAAACCATGTCCATATTGAAAATAAGATCCTTTATATGTATCAGCAGTATTTGGTGATGTAGTTGATAATATACCCAATGGATTGGTACCATTACCAGATAATTTACTTGCAGTTAACGCATAACTTGCACTTCCATAAAAACTAACTGAACTAAAATTACTACCACTATATCCATTGGCAGTTACTTGTCCACTTGCGCTAACGTAAAATACATCAGTATCGGTTAAACTATGAGCGGTAACAATAATTCCCGGCAAATTATTTGTTACTACTGCACTTGGATAGTCACTTGATCCACTTGTCCATGTATTGATATGCAATCTTGCACGTAAATAAGAACTTGTTAAATGATCTATAGGAGGTTGAATCCCGATACCAACCTTGGCATCTCTCGCAGGAGTTTCTGAACTTGGATATGGAAAGAAATAAAGGTCATTTCTTAAAGCTTTCATGACATAATAATCATTTGCAGAATATGAACCTGTCAATGGTCGTAATTGAGTTGATCCACTTGGAACCAACCATAACATACTACCACTACCTCCTACTTGAATAGTCCATAAATCTTGATCAGGATATGTCGTTGCCCGATTATTATTATATAAATAAAGAGAGGCTTTGCCGGTACTTTGTAAAGCTAAATATGCATCTGAATTTGAATATCCACTTGGAGTTTGAACTATAACTCCTGCATTCGAAGATCCAGTAACTGTAATATTTCCACTTGTTAATGTAAAATTACGTCCATTTAATGAATATGTCGTTCCATCAGTAGACAATTCAGAATCTTTTAAAGTTGTAGTTGTTGCCCACAATGTAGCATAATTTACAGTTCCACTGCCGCCTACACCTCCACTACCTCCATTAGCAGCATAGCTTGCAGTTAATGCATAACTTGCACTTGTGCTTGCAGTTGCATAACTACTACTAATTGATTTTTGTGCCCAACTTGCAGTTCCTACAAATTGAGGAGAAGTTCCACTTCCAACAAAAGACCCAGAAAAACTTCCGGTAAAACTTCCGGTAGATAAATAAGTTTTTAATTGATCAATATTTCCTCTTTTAGTTAATAAAGAACTACTTTGATCCAATGGAAAAAAATCTGATCCAGTAATGCTGGAAATTGGATCTAGTTGACTAATTTTAATATATGACATATAAATTAATATTCAGTTGCTACAATTGTTGCATTTTGTTTAACGATCAAAGATCCTCCATATATACTATCTGAAAATGCCCATAATTCATATGTTACTGCATTGGTTGTACTAGGACTATCTACCCATTTTTTAGATATATCGAATCTTGATGCGGCAGTATAACGTGGATATCCCCAACCATTTCCATCAATAATAATATTATAATTAGAAAATGAAGCTAAAGTTGTTGTTCCGCCACCACTAATTGATCGTTTTAATATATATGTTACTCCTAAAACACTTCCCCACAAACTAGAATATCCACCTAAATACCAATAAACAGGAACATTAAGATCAATGATATATGTGCTTGAAACACTATTTGGAGTAACTGTAATATAAAATCCTGTTTGATGATACGCTCCAGTATCGCTCCATGTAATATCGCTTGCATTAACTGAATTACTAATCTTTTTAACTCCGGCTCCACTAGCAAGACTTAATGCTACTCCTGCGGTTGTAGCATAACTACTACTAAGAGCATAACTTGAACTTAGTGCGTAACTACTACTATATGCATTGCTTGCACTCACAGCATAACTACTGCTATTTGCTCTACTACAACTAATTGCAAAACTACTTGTACCAATCAATCCCGGATTTGTTGTTACTACTGGAATTATTGTTAATTGACCATTTGTTGTATTATAAGTAAAATTACCATTTCCAGCAAATGCACCACCATCATTATATTGAACCGCAGTATTACTTCCACCCGGATTTGTTACCCCTCCAGTACCTCCATTATATCCAATTTGAAGTACATGATTTGTAGAATCTTCTGTAATTGTAATATTTGATCCACCACGAAGAGATTTAAAATTTAAAGAAGTTCCTGAAACACTATCATATACTCCAAACAAATTAGATCCTGTTCCGATATTTGCACCGCCTGCAATACCGGCTCCCGGAGAATTTAATGCATATGAAGAAGTTGATGCATAACTAGAAGATAATCCATTATTTGCATATGAAGCAGTTCCATAAAATAAACCACTATAACTGCCGGTTCTAATAAAACTAGAACCGGTCATCAAAACATAACCAGCTAATGCCGATGCATTAATTTGCTTGGTCTCAGAATTAGCTACATCAGTAATATAAAACAAGTCATTATTTTGAACTTGTAATGATGAACTATAATTGGTTAATTGGAATATCGTCTTACTTGACATATGCTTTTAATATATATAAGTATATATCAGTATAATTTTTTTATTTTTTTAATGATGTATTTTACTAATCCACTTCTTACGATATCTTCTTCGTCAAATTTAAATGTATAAATTCCATTTTCTTGACTATCAGCATCATCAAAATGGTTCATTAATTTTAAAAACCCACTCTTATTTCCAATATCAGCTTGTTCTGGATCACCTAATATAAATACTTTACTAAATTCACCAACACGGGTCATAAGAGTAATAAGCTCTTTTTGTGTCATATTTTGAGCTTCATCAGCAACAATTGCTTTAGCATTCCAATTCAAACCACGCAAGAATCCAATAGGAACACTAGATACTCTACCATCCTTTTCCAACATATCCACTTCACCTTTTGGTAGTAATTCAGATAGCTTTTCTAATAAAGGTTGCATGTAAGGCGACATCTTCTCATTGGCTTCTCCCGGTAAAAATCCAATTTTACTTTCACTGCTTTCTACTGCACTACGCAAATATAATAAATCACTAACTTTCTTTTGATTCATCAATGTTAAAGCAACATAAATACTTATATATGTTTTTGATGTACCTGCCGGTCCACTAATAAACATTAATTTTGTATTTTTATTCATTGCAATTTCAATGAATTTTTTTTGCTTTTCCGTTAATTCGCGTTGATCAATAGTTAATTCACTTTTGATTTTATTTTTTTGATAAACTACAGGACTGTTATCTTTTTTTGTTTTATTTTTTTTCATGCGTAATTAATTTATAAGAAATTGCATTTAATTTATCTTCTAACTTTTTTACTCTGGCACATAATTCATAGTTTTCTGTGTCAATGTAATATTTGTAAACATTCTCAAGATTGTTTTGAAAACTATCATATGATAGAGTTATAACAAAATCAGAACTTTTAAATTTGAAAACTTCAACAACGGGAATATTTTTTTCAAGCGCATATTCGATAGAGGCGACAACCTGCTCAGTCATAACCGTTTTATTTAATTCAATAAATTTATCCATTTCCTCAAAATTTGATGGCAACAAATATGGCGTGTATGACGACTTTGTTTTTTTACTTTTTGGCATACGTAAATAAATATCGGTAAGACTATTACAAAAACAAAAAAACGTCACTAAATTGAATTTAGTGACGTTTTATTTTATAAATATATATGTATATATACTTACTTTTTTACACTCTTCTTTTGTGACTTTTTAGTTACCTTTTGTTCAGAACCTTCTTCTGACGCTGAATTAGTTTTTTGCAATTGAATTAATCGCTTTCTGGCAGATAACTTCCAACTACGCTTGGTTCTTTCACTAGCAACCGTGAAAGTATCATATCCTTGCTTTAATAGTGATTCAACTTCATCAACTGATGTTGCATTTACAATCGCTTCACGCAATCCTGTGGTATTTGTTTTATTCATAGATTAATATACACGATGTTTCTTATCATTATATTCTTCAACACTAATTTTCGACCCATCTGGCCAACGAGATACGATCTTTTTCCAATGTGCCACTTCATCACCGGCATCATTAACATTATCATATTCGCGATCAGATACACGAACTCCACTGCGGGTAACAACAAACTTCTTGTTAGAAGTTGTTCCATTGTCTTGATTCACTGCTTTAGTAGCCATATTATGCTATTCCTAATTTATGTTTTTTATTTATTGGTTTTATTGTAACATGTCATGATAACCAGTCATGACTTTAAATTAATTTGTACGTATGAGAGTACTCTATCACTCTTAGTCTGTCGAGTTATTATAATTTTTATTCGTCGATTATAGTTACTCTGTATTTATCCTTTTTTGTAGGATGCACCGCCACACTTTGTAATGGGAAACTTTGTTTCATATCAAATGTAGAATTATACACTTCGACTCCACCATTTGGATAAAACGGAGTTCCTTTTTCATGATATTTAATCAGATAAATTTTATAAAATGCCGGATATTTTGCAACAATCACGCGAGTTCCAAGATCAGTATTTTTTGTTACAATATTCTCTTTTGGAATATTATAAAATGAATCATACTCAATCGTTGATGGAGGAAATGATACTGGAATTATTTTAAATGACTTACCAATAATATCATCTTCTAATTCAGTTTCTTCGGACTTTGATAATTTTTTTACTTTCTTTGGTTTAATATTAACTTCATCTAACTCAGATGGTTCAGTTATTTCTGAAGACATCTTCAATTTTTTTGCGAGTTTAGATTTGAAATCTTCATTTTTAATTGTCTTTTTTGGTCTTGCCATGAGAATTGAATTTATCAAAAAGATGCCGTTATTTATATTTAGAATTAAAATAACGGCATCATTATAATTTATTATTTACTTGATAACAAGTAACTTTGTACCCTTAATCAATTTACGATTAAAACTAGTACTTTGTACAAAAATATCATAAGTTCCATGCGAAGCAGGATTAACTTTGACTTCTTGTGCTGGTAAATTTAACATTGTACGTGCATTAACGCCGCTGTAAATTTTACCATTAACTTTATCTTGAATTGCAATTTGCTTATATGATTGAACCTTTTCGGGTTTTGTTAATTGATAATATGCGCTTCCATTAACATATGATACCTTGGTCCAACTCTCAACAAATGGCTTGATAACACTATCAGTTTGCACTGGAAGCAAATGATAATCGGTAGGATTTAATTCATTCAATGAATTCATTACTGCACTCTTTGTCAATTTAGTAATGTCCAAATCGAACAAATTCTTAGTGCCGCGCACACCAGTTGCACGTGCCTTCATGAAATTATCAGTAGCAACCTTCATTGCTTCGCCTGCCTTTGCAATACCACCAGCGGTCGTATTCCATATTTGGATGTTATTTGCCGGAAATCCAAATTTCTTGGCTTCATGAACGCCGGTTTGATCTGGCACTAAAACAGCAACTGTCCAATTATCAGGAAGTGATTTGATTCGATTTGATAATACATTTGACGTGTTGGTACTCGCGTTTTCTTCTCCATCAGTCATGACGTATGCAAGAAAAGCATGATCTCCGTATTTTTGAGGAGTTGCTGATAAATCATCTAATGCAGTGACTGTTCCATCAATAAGTGCTGTGCCACCATTAGGTACATAATATTGTGCGAGACTTGGTAATCTCAAAACGTCCTTGTCATATACTAAACAACTTACTGAGTTGTTAAAAAGATACACGGTGACGCGGGTTTCTTGATCTAATTCTTTGCTTCGAATTGCGAGATGTTTAATTTGAGAATCAAAAACTTTAATAACGTCTGCTGTGAGACCTTGCATTGAACCTGATCGATCTACTACGAATACAATATGATTAATATAATTTTGAATAGGATTTGACATAATTTCTAATGTTTAATTGTTAATTGTTAAGTATTGTGCGATAAGCTATTGACACCTAACGCACTACAATATATAGTAAGTAGAAACACTTTTCAAGCTTTTTTATTTTGAGTTTTTAACAAAATGCATATCCTTTGTGTCCACACGATTCACATATTACTTCTTTTTGAGTTGGCCATGACAATAAAACCCAGTTGCTTACATCACTCAATTCTTTATTGCATTTTGGACATGCAATTCCATTCTTTCTTGGAAACGTCGTGGCTTTTTTGTGATTTGCAATAAATTCTTCGTTATGTTGTTCTAATGTTTTCATAGAGTACTATTTTTAGTATAGTCGGATTTTTTAATTGATCCAATTATAGATAATTTATATCCTTTCAAACTTTTGTTTTTCAACAATAATTGCCAACTTATCTTTTCCGATTTTGATTTTTGACTGTTATAATTTCTGAAAAAATTTTCGTATTCAACTCTTCCTGTCATTGTCATAATTGTTCCATCAGGCAACTCTAATTTGTAAATAGTTAGAGTTTGTCGTTTGTTTACAATATCAGACGGTATTTTTTTACCTCTCCATACTGATCCACATTTTTCTTTTGTTGTGTCGGTATGTTTTTTTCCATAGAACGGATTTCCGTCTTTTTTTCTCATTTCCGATAGTTGTTTTTTCCATTCATCGGAATGAACTGTTGGAATTTTATTCTTTAATTTTTGTCGTATTATATCTTTTTTCCACAATGGTTGATTAGTGAATGTATTTCCGCCATCTCCACCATCTGCAATGTTTGTTAATGTATCTTTATACTTCAGTCTCAATTCTTTTTCTAAATCAGTCGCTTCTCTTTTTGTAACATTATCAAGTATGATTTCTATCACAGGAGAAGATCCACTATCTAATATTTGTTTAATAGTATAATACTTATGAAGATTATTAGACACTCTACCTCGTTTAACTTCATTTAGATGATCATATGCTCGGCAACCACCGGTTTTTCTTAAATGATCTCCATATCCCACATAAAAAATAACGAAATTTTTTAACGGATTTTTATACACATAGACAAAAAAAGTTTTATTTTCCATACTAATAAGTAGTATGGACTTATAAAAAATATTAAATTGCAACGTCAAATTTAATAGGTCCGCTGGATTGATAATCTATCAATTCAGTGTCCTCATAACTCCAATCAAATATTGAAGTGAACTTATCGGTTTTAATAGTTGGTGCCGGATATGTTTCTTGAGTCAATTGTTTTTTAAGTCCTTCAAGGTGGTTTACATATATGTGTGTATCCATTAAAAATCCAATCAATTTACCTTCTTTCAACCCAGATTCTTTTGCAAGTAGATGTAACAATAGTGCATATGTAACAATTGACTGGTTGCACGCAATATCTACGGATCTTTGATTCCATGCCAGATTCAAATATCCATCAATAACGGTTACTTGCCAACTATAGTGGCAAGGCGGAAGTGCCATATGATCCAATGCCAATGGATTCCACGCATTGCAAAGCATTCGTCTATCGTCTGGATTTGTTTTTAATGTATTAACTATATTTTGTAGTTGATCAACGCCATGGAATACACTATAATCTGCATGAGGATCGTGAAAATCTCTCCATTGTTTTCCATAAATCAATCCCAAATCATCTTCGGCTGCCATTTTCTTTTTGGTATCTTCGTCATTACCATAAGGAACTATATTGGGATTGCACCAACCATCCCAATAACGGCATCCTCTATCTTGCAACCACTTCTTGCTTTTAAGTCCTTTTATGAAAAATTCAAGTTCAACTTTGGTTGATTTGAATGGCATTTTACGACTGGTTAATAGTGGAAAACCGTCGCTCATGTCGTGTTGAAACATGGCACCGGCAATAGTTAAACAATCTACACCGGTTCGATTCTTCTTGAGTCGCCCATTTGTTAATATATCATTAACGATTCGAAAATATTCAGTATCTACTTTATTCATATATTATTTTAATTTTTCTAAAAAAATGTCTCCAACTGTATTGATATTTGCTTTTCCTTTACTTAATTTCATTACTTGTCCCTTAAGACTATTTAATGCGCCCATTTTTCCACCTTTAAAATCGGCAACGGCTTTTGCGTTTAAACTAATTACTTCATCAACCCATTTAATAAGTTGGTCATTATCATCAACTGTACTGTCAGGAAATAATTGTACTAATTCTCCAAATGAAATAAATTCATAGTAATAATTTGTTTCTACAAATTTTGTAATAATATCAATTAAATATTTATTTGATTTACTTTCATATTTTATTAGAAATTTTAAAATATCACTTCCGTGTGATAAAATAAAAGTATAAAAATATAACGTATCATCAAATAAAGGAAATACGTTGTTAATTATAATTTTTGAAAAGTTGAGAATTGAATTTTTTGTTACAACAGATAATGATCGAGCTACACTAAAATCTAATGCGTCTGCATAACAATAATTATAACTTGATGCATGAGTCGCTCCATATTTAAATGTTTCGACCCGTGTCCACCAAATTGCACTATCTTTATCAAGACCGTAACCACTCATAATTAGTCTTTAAAATATTCTCTGACAGTGTTTTCAAAAATAGTTCGGAGTTGCGGACTCATATTATATTTTTTTGCATTAATCTCAATACTCTTTCTAATATTTCCGTCTTTGTTTCTTTCGGTTGCCGCTTTCCAATCCGCTAACATTTCACATAAATCAATTAAAGTCATATCTTCAATACCATTTGTCCAATGTTCTGGATGATGACGATTTTTAGAATAATGATGATTAATTGCAGGACGAACACTATCCATTAGTTGTTTATATTCAGGAGTACCATATTCAGTGGTTCCTAATTTATGAGTATTTTCTGCAAACGTACTCAATTCAGGTTCTTCAAATTTACTATTGTCATGATTTTCTCCACGATGAATTAAATCAGTGACAAATAAATTAATATTTCTTTGAACTTTTTTTACATGCTTGTAAGTTTCACTCAAGCAATAATTAATTTTATCATTCATTGTGTAGAAAGTTTATACTATCCCAAAGAAGTTTCAAGTTTTTTTAAAAGAATCTAATATGTATAATTATATGAATGAATCAAACATAGGCGGCGTTTCAGTAAGAGCAATTATTGTATTATTTTTAGTATTAGTATTTACAATTACTGTATTTACTTCATATAAAAATGATGTTCTCAATAGTTTAGTAATGGCAGCAGTTGGTTGGTATTTTGGACAAAAAACTCCATCAAACGGACCTACTAATACAGATAGTTCTCCTACCCAAGATGCAATAAAAAAATAATTAATATTTTTTATCAGTAACCGATTGCGTATAGTTAATATTTTTTGGTTCAATTGGATGTCCACCATTGTCCAAAAATGCAAAACTATAACTGTATTTTCCTATATGAGATAATTGAATGCGAGTGTCGCAATATAATTTGATTCCGGCATCACGCAATCTATGGCAAAATGAAAAATCTTCACCTAGATATTGACCATCGACCAATAATGGTAAAAAGAATGGATATACTTCATATTGACCTCCCCAAATTTTAACACGTTGCATGTTAAATTTATCAATTATTTTTTGATATACACTTCGATGAGTATACATAAATCCGGTGGCGGCATAAATAACTTCATACAATCCGCCATTTTCTCCCAATTTAATATTCTTATCAACAAATTCAGTTGTCAACGCAGGCCAACCTTTAACACTATAAGGAGCACTAACAAATGGCAATCCTGACTGAATTACTTTATCAATATCATATTGCCAAAAACAAACATCTGCATCAATCCAAAACAAATGTTCAAACCCATCATCAAGTGCTTGCTGTGCCATTACACAACGTCCTTGGTCAATTGCACTAAATCCATATTTTCTACGCACTGTATACCCGCGATTTTCTAATTGTCTTAATACTTCATCTACAGATGGTTCGATGTTATGTGCAACCGGTACTAAAATAACCACAGAATTTGGTTTAAATGTAGATATATTTGAAACAACTGAAGGTTTATTTTGTTTCAAATTTAAAAATTTTTGGATCAATGAAAACATATAATTAAACATAACATGGTATATATATCAAACTGTCTTGTAATACTTCAAAACTTTATGGACACATTCAAATTCTCTTATAACTTCTTGTTTATCAAATAGATGCTCAAACGGCGGCATAAATGTATCACCATCATATTCGCCTTTTACATGAGTAACATAGAATTCGGTTATATATGGAAGAAATAATTCATATGTTTTGGCACCACCAATTACAACCAAATTGTCTTTATGGTTTGAGTGCAAATTAAGAATATTTTCTTGGTTTCGATAACAATACCCCATATTATTGATTGGATCATAACCTTGCTTATGATTTATAATTTCATCAATAGTTTGTTCTTTAGAACTGTATCGTGTTAACACAATAAGGTTTCTGTTCTTTAGAACAGGTAAAGTGCTGAATGTTTTGTGTCCAACAATCAATATTTTGCCCGTGGTAAATTCTTTGAACCACTTAAAATCTTCTTTAATGTTTGGCCAAGGAAGTGTATAATCTTTTCCAATAACTCTATTGGCTCCCATTGCAGCAATTGCTTTCATATTTTTTTTAACTTACGTTGCAATATACAGTAAAATAAAAAAGCCGTCAACATATAAAAATGTTGACGGCGATTGATTTTATTTTATAAGTTATAATTTATTTTTTATTCTGTTAATATTTTTAGTTACTTTATCATATTTAGAATGATGTCCTATCCATATCCAACGAATAAACATATTTTTAATAGGTGCGCCTATTGTTTGAATTGGAGTTTCTTGAAAACCAATCGCTCGAAATGAACCACCTACATTTATACTATATATATTTTTTGTGGCTTGCAATAAATGAAATCTTAATATTGGATTTAGTGGATTATCTTTAAATAATTCAAAATTTCTACGAGCAGATATCTTTGCTTGTTCTGGCAGTTCATCAAACATTTTCCAAAAATCTTCAGTGGGTCTACTATCTATATTCATTTTATTTTTCAGTTCCGCTTCTTCTATAGATTCAAATATAGAATCTAAACGAGAAGAAATTGGAGAATCCCCAACTGTATTTATTACATCATTCCAATCAACTTGATCTTCCCAATTATTGGATAATGATTCATACATCAATTGTTTGTGTCTTTCAAATGTATCACTAAATAAATTCATATAATATAAGTATACGAAAAAACCGTCAACATATAAAAATGTTGACGGTTACTATATAAATTGGCGGATAGAACAGGATTCGAACCTGTGGTACGCTTTTACACGTACAAAAGTTTAGCAAACTTTCGCTTTCGGCCACTCAGCCATCTATCCATTAGCTGTAAATTGATAGTTTGTTCTGACCTTGCTTTATTATTCGTAAAGCTACCATAGCACTGTTTCAGTCGTACCACTTTTCTTGACTTTCACTGCATTCAAGCATTTACTTTTTTAACGTCAAGACAACCGGCATGATCCTCAATCCGGTATTTACGTATCGGTATACCAATCTACAACTATAAATTGGAGGAAAGAGAGGGATTCGAACCCCCGGAGGTTTTTAAGCCCCTATTGTTTTCAAGACAATCGCCTTAGTCCACTCAGCCACCTTTCCATTATTTAAAAGAACAACTTAATCTTCTGGTGCAACAGGAGTTACTACATCACCATCTTCAACAACTGCTTTAATTTCATTTTCCAATTCTTTGATTTTATCTTTGTAACCAGCAGCTACATCCTTAAAATCTTTTTTGGTAAAAATTAATTTTTCAGTTAACTCGTAAACTTTTTTTTCTTTTTCCGCTAATGATAACTTTGCCATATGCAATATATAGCATCTATATTTTCAATTCATTTAATTTTTTACAACTAAATTATAAAAGAAATGCACCGCAAGTATTACATCCATAATGCATATTATCATCCCATAAATCATTACTACCACATTTTGAACAACGTCCTGTAAAATGACCTGTTGGTTCATTATTAGGATTGTTCTTTTGTTTTAATGATTCAAATGATTCAAACACATTAATAACAATTTGTTTGGTGACGCCAGATTTTGTCGTTTTTTTCATATTTAATAAATTGGTGGACACAACGGGAGTTGAACCCGTGTCTTTAACATATTAACTATACCAGACTACATGTTTATACATTTTCTTTTATTTGTGATAGTCATAACAAATGTCTAACAAGACTATCCTTGAGATTGCTTAAAGGTCAATAATAAAACACAATCAAATTTTATTATTTACTCTGATTAATGTCAGTTATTATATTATCAGATATCTTATAACAACTGGATAACCTAAAATTAGGCTACGACTGCGACTTCGTCAGCGACGAGGTCATATGCAATTACTTCTTCTGCATTTAGTTTTTAATGGATTTTTAAGGAAGCCAACCATCATCTTCCACATGCCTAGCATATCTAGTATATTAAATCGATACCAGTATGTGCCCATAAAAAATTAGATTTTAGCCTTTTGATTTGATATTTATAAATATAATCTAACAAAGGATAAATTATGATATTAACAATTGTATTAGTAGTTGCAGCCGCCGTTGGCGTTTTCATTTTTGTGAAAAACAATCCTAAGAAAACTGCCCAAATTGATCAAGCTGCAAAAGATGTAGCAGCTAAAGTTCAAGATGCTGTCAACAAAAAGTAAATTAAAAGAACATTTCAGAAAGCCGCATTAATTTGCGGCTTTTTTATTTTAGCGCATCGTCCAACAGTTGCCCACAACTTTCTCGTAAAACAAGTGCGGCAAACTGATCAAATGCAGTAGGAGTATTATTAATAATTACCAACTTGCATTGTGGATTGCGATCAAACAACAAACTACATGCTGGCATAACCTGTAAACTACTGCCAATCGCTAACAATAAATCACATTCAGCAATTGCTTTCTGTGCCGTTTCAAAAACAACATCATCCAACCATTCATCAAATAATACAGTGTTTGGTCGAATAATTCCCAACGTGCAAATTGGACACTTAGGAATTTGTTGTTCATTACACATATTAAGATATTGTGTAACATCAATAGTCTGTTTGCATCCATTGATGCATCTAAAAGTTTTACAAGTGCCATGCAATTCTAAAACATTTTTAGATCCAGCTTTTACATGCAATCCATCAATATTTTGTGTAACAACAGCTTTTAATTTTCCTTGCTCTTCTAATTTTGCAAGAGCAAAGTGCGCTTTGTTTGGTTGTTTATCAACCAATTTGAGCAATCGTTCTTTGTAAAATAAAGATAACAATGCTGGATTGTTTCTCAATGTGCGACGAGAAAGAATATCTTCAGGTTCCATTCCTTCAAATGGTCCACTTGTATACAATCCACCAGTACTGCGAAAATCAGGAATTCCACTTTCAGTGCTAATTCCCGCTCCAGTAAATGCAACAATATTGTTGGCATTATTAATCAATTCTTTTAACATATAAAATTGGCAGGGGATGAAGGAATCGAACCTACTTCTTCTCGTTCAAAGCGAGACATAATAGCCGTTATAATAATCCCCAGTTAAAAATTAATTTAAATTAAGCCATACGTTTTACACCATTTTCTTACAGCGTTATCAGATACTCTATATTTTTTTCCTAAACTAACCAGTGTATTAGTTTTTAACTCTATTTCAAGAATTTCTTTTGTTGGTCTGACTACTTTTCTAGTGCTATATTTTGGATTATTTCTCCAGTTTGGATTTATATCCGATGGTTTAATTTTGTGTTTATTAAAAGATCTACCTGCAAATGTGTTAGTCTGACTATGACAATTCGGACACAAAAATGTTAAATTTTCAATTCGATTATCATTTGATATCCCATTTTTATGTTCTAATTGAAGAGTTAATTTTTCATTTTCCCAGATTCCATTATTTTTACATTTTGAACATTCATATTTTATTAGATCATACTTAATTAATAATTTTTTTAAGTGATATCTATTATAATTAGAATTGACAGTTAATTTATCAATTAATTTAGTTTTTGTCACTCTTCTTGAATAATTACTGGAATCGGTTCTTTTTAAGAAATGACTAGTATCAATCTGTAATTCAGATATTCGTTTTCTACATGTTTTATAATTTCCGCCTTTATTTTCCATCCAAAAATATCCTAGTAATTCTGACATGGTTTTACTTATTTTTACTAAATCTATAAATTTTTCATCCGATATCTTCCAAATAATACTTGTTCTTTTTTTATTCATACATACATAAATATGTAAGAAAAGAATGAACGTTCGAATTATTTTTTATACAAAATTAATCTAACACAAACCGTGCTATTATACGCTAAAAAGCAATGCGGCACATGCGCCCAAACCCTTATGAAATACTTCTTTCGGGTGTTTGTGTTGAAATTGACATAGCCGTAGCCGATGTTCTGTTCTATTCCTACATTTATCTCAATATTTCTATTGGCAATTTGTTAAAAATTGCTGCTCCAACCTTGTCCTGATAACGTGCAGCACTACACTCGGACACTTTAGGATTACTGCTAATTTGTGGTGTTATCGAATTAAGGTTAACCGGACTGCTCCTTGCTTCCACGGAATTGCAATCTTTTAATCATTATGGGCAATATGAAGTTAACTTACATTCTCCCAATCATCTGCTGTGCAGCATCGAACTTCCTCTAAGATATAATCTCAGCGTAGGATCGCTTGTGTCAAAATTGGTGAGTCTAATGGGATTCGTACCCATATCTACCTTCTTAGGGTTGGTGCTTTCGTAATACACACTCAGTTGAATTACTTCAATAATCAAACACGAAATTTGATTATCCCGATGTGTTCAACGCATCTTACTTTCTTATAATTCAGTCACATGCAACCAAATTATCGGTTTCAGATATCAATTAAGCTACAGACTCATTAAATTGGCTGCTCTTGATGGAATTGAACCACCGTCTTCTCGTTCAAAGCGAGTCATAATAGCCATTATACTAAAGAGCAATCTTGAAATTGGAGCGGGTAGAGAGAATCGAACTCTCGCATAGGCATTGGAAGTGCTTCAGGCTACCATTACATCATACCCGCATTGTGAATGTTTATGTGTCGCTTAAAATACGTTGGCGGCATACGACTACCCGATCCCAACCACAAACATTCAACTAAAAATTGGTGGACACAGACGGGACTTGAACCCGCAATATTCTCATTGCAAGTGAGATGCATTACATTGATGCTACTGGCCCATTTTAAAAATTGGTAGGCACGAAGGGACTTGCACCCCCAAGGACAACAGATCTTAAGTCTATCGCTTCTTCTAATTTCGCTTTCGTCCACATGCCCATTATTAAACAAGATACATTTGTTTCTTTTTCGAGAAGAGATTTTGTTGCTGTATGTATCTATAAATTGGTAGCCGCGAAAGGAATTGCACCTTCAAGGACTGTAGATTTTGAATCTACCGCTTCTGCTAGTTTCGCTTTAATCCACGCGGCCATTATGTAAATTTATGTTTTTAGTACTTTGAGTACGAGTTTTGCTTTTTTAAGCTTATCTTGAGTTTTACTAAATTCATCTGCACTAACATTCGCTTTAAAATTTGCACTTTTTAATCTTGTCTCAAGAAACAAAATGTATTTTTCTTCATGTGCAATGCGTTTATTTTTTGTTTTCATAAAGTGGTGGAGTAGGTGGGACTTGAACCCACAATCTTCACTTTGCAAAAGTGGTGCATCGCCAATTATGCTACTACCCCATTTTAAAATTATTTAATGCTATTTCTGAGGGTATCCCATAATTGCAATTGTCGCATACAATTTGCAATTTTAACTTGCATTTCTGCTTGCTTAATAGGATTGTTTTCGTACTTATCGTATAAATCTTGATATTTTTCAAGCTCGGACTCTAATTCTTTTGGCCCTTTCATTTTTTTTCTATCATTTGAATTGATCATATACAATAAATAGTTTATATTTTCTTTAACGACGTATGTCGTTGAAAATATTTACAATCTAACAAATATTGTTCATATTCTACATCTGAATAAGATTCATTATTTTGAATCTTTTTTTCAATTGCGTTCATTCGCGCTCTGGTTAATCCCGCTGTTCTTATCGCATTTAATGTTGCTTCGTTTAAAGCATCTATTCTTTTTTGCATCTCAGGACTTTTTATTTTATTCATAAATTTGGTAGGCATGGTAGGACTTGCACCTACACGGATTACTCCATTAGTTTCTAAGACTAACGCGGCTTCTATTACGCCACATGCCCGTTATTAAATAAACAAGATACAACTTATTTACAGTTTTGCTTCTGACCTGCGTTTTTTTCATGGTCCGCAGACAAGGCATTTCATTCCATGATGTATTTATATTTGTTGCTGTGTGTATCTTAAAAAGTGTCGGAGTGACAGGATTTGAACCTGCAACAACTTGCTCCCAAAGCAAGTGCTCTACCAAGTTGAGCTACACTCCGAAAAAAATGGTCGGGATGGAGAATTTTGCAATCTCAACCTCCTGTCTCCAAAACAGGCCGTCTACTTTTGACATTACACCCCGATAATTAAATTCAATGGACTTACCCACAAGATAGTGTGATAATATACTCTTCTCACAAATTGAAGATCGTCCCTCTAAAAATGGTAGGCGGTGAAGGATTTGAACCTCCGACAAACTGAGTGTAAATCAGCTACTCTACCCCTGAGCTAACCGCCCATTTAATAAATTTAAGGATTTGTGCACCTATCGTTGGTAGCCCAATTTTCATTGAACCGGCGTCTCCGATTTCCCACGGCTCGCCTCTACGGTTTTGATTGTACGCTCAAAATTTCTAAATGCGTTAAATACTTTCAACCTTCATTGTGCTAACTATCTTAGCACTCTTTTCATCGTTGTCAACAGCTTTGTTACTCTTTTTTCTTCAACCTCTTTTTGAGCAACACCGTCGTTAACAGTCCACATATCTTACATCATTCTTTTAAATCGTCAACTACTTTCTCAAACAAAAAACCCCGTTGGATTTTTAGGGCCAACGGGGTTTAAACTTAAACACGTATCCGTTGGTTATCCTAGTACCAAACTAGGTTGTGGCGCAGCACTTGAGAGTGCTGGTCCTACGACGGATAATTGTACGAATGAGTTCATTGTAAGAATATATATCATCAAATTTTGAAAACATTCATTTTTTTACAATTACTTACCAGAAGTTTTTGTAGTACCAGAAGACTTAGTTGTCTTCTTTGCAACTGGCTTAGTTACCTTAGTTGTCTTTGCGGTTGTCTTGGTTGTCTTTGCAGACTTAGTATTAGTTGTTTTTGATGTAGCCATAATTTATTTGTTTTTAATTTTGTATGATTCAAATTGAATCATGTTCGGTTAATATATAGAAGATGTTATTTGATTTGATTTATTTTATTTACAACATTTACTCGCTTTAAGAATTTCATCCAGATTTTCTTTTACGCGAATTGGTTGCTGATTATTTTTGGTAAAAATTAAACTATGAATTTTTGAAGGTTCAATATTAACTACCATATCCAAATTAACGAGGGTTGGAATGTAAGTACGATTTTTTGCATCGCCGTCGTGACTTGGATCTAATACATTTAATTTAATTAAGTGTGCCATATTTTTCCTTTCATTATATAAAGGAAAATTGGCACCATTTTACTGGTGCCAATCTTTTAATTTTTATTTGGTTATGTTTAGAATCGAGCACCTAAACCGACACTATAACGAACAACATTATCGGTTGCACGATTGACACCAACATCATAATTAACTTGGGTCAAAACATAAACGTTGTCTTTCAAGAACAAACGATTACCAGCGACAGGTCCGAGAGACGCACCAAACTCTGCATCACCATATCCAATTCGGCCTCCAGCACCAACATATGCTTGGTTCTTTATACCAAACAAACTATAATTCTTGTTATAGGCAACGAGCAATTCACTGGTTCCGCGAACCGCAGGTGCTGCTGTGCAGATTCCTTGAACGTATGCAACACTAATATTAGTAGTTACAAACTTTTCCAATCGAAGTTCAGCACTAAATGCAGAACGTTGGGAACCTTGAGTTTGGGTTGCTCCTGTGCCGGTAATGGCAAAGTCCAATGCACTAGCATTAAATGCTACGGTGGCAAGAGCGAGTACTGCTGTTAACAATAGTTTCTTCATAATATATTATTCTTTCTTTTGTTTTTGTTGATATAACCAATTTATTAAGAGCTTAAAAATCTCTCATCAATTGATTATGCCATACATAGTAACAAAGAAACCGAAACGTGTCAACTGTTTTTTAACCTTACTCTTCTACATTAAATGTAAAATTAGGATTGTTTGTAACAATCTCATTTAATTTTGCATCAATTGTAGGTTGCTGACTTTCTTCTAATTTTGTTTGTAAATATTTATGTAGACTAACTAAATGTTTACAAAGTCCGGGAGTTAAATATGGATTTGTAATCGAAGGAGTTTCTCCATTACATTGATTTAAACTATCATTTCCCATTGGACCTGCATCTTTATTATTATTGGCATATGCCCATCTGTATTTATAGTCAGGACATCCGCAATCTACACTGCAATAGATATTTTCTGCACTTTTATTTTTATCTATATTTGTATTTTCAAAAGTAATTCTACCTTTAAAACGATTGCCGGTCGTAATATGCTCAGGAAAACTCTTATATGAAAAATTCCAATTTTCACCGTCACTACTTGCAGTTCCAGCTAAAGGAGAGACCGACATCTTTTTTCCCTTTGCCTTACGTGCATTATTGACATAAGACAATAGACTTTTAAATGTCATTTTTTCAGTTATTAACTGACGAACAATAGTAGACAGTGATATCATATATCCTATAAATATAAAGAAAAAAGCTAACTATTGTTTTAAATTGCTATTTGCTTCAACTTACCAATAGGTAAATTATAACAATCTGCTTTGAATTTCCATTTAAATGAAGAAGATTCATCAATTGATCCTGCTTTATTAAATGTAGCATTCTTATAAAAATACTCTTTTGTACAACCTCCTAATATCCATGCACTACTAAAATCTTCCATTATTCTTACAAATACATAAATATCACATTGCTGCTTTGTATTAAAGGCGGCAACACTACAATAGTAATGATCTTTAGGTTCACTAGTGCAAGTTTTTGTTTTGACATCAATTGTAGTTTCGTTTTTGATAATATCAAAATCAAATGTATTTTTGTTACGACCTTCGATCAAAGATGAAACTAAAATTTCACCCAAAAATCCATAAACATTTCCTTTACCTTCTGTTATTGAATTTTTGAGTGTTCCCATTTCCTTAGCTTTTTTCTTGGCCAATGAAATTTGAGATTTACTTGGAATTACTTTTATCATTTTCTTCCACTTTAGGGGCTTGAATTTCTTTTTCATATTCTATGCTTCTCTCATACATAGAATTGATGCCGCAAAATTTTACAATAAAAAAAACTATTACTGCATAAACCGATATTCCAAGTGAAAAATAAAATAATAATGTAATCATTATTCATCCTTTAGTTGTTCAGCCATCTTTTTACCCAATTCGGTCAATCCATACTTGGGTTCTCCATTTTCATCATATCCTTGAAGTTCCATAATACCCTTTTTTACTAAATCTTCTACTACAGATGAAACTTCCATTAATGCAATTTCATTATAAATTTCTTCAGCTTGTTCACGGTCCACATTCTCTATTTTCATTATATACTCAATACCAGCTTCACGTTGAGCCGATTGCAAATCCGCATTGCTAATATCTGGATCTAATGTTGATGTATGTTCCAACAATTCATCAATACTTCCAGTGAATGTTCCTTTAATTTTTTTATTATTTTTCTTTTTCATATACTTTTATAAATTGGTGCGAACGATGGGATTCGAACCCATAAATGTCGTTTTAGAGACGACTGTTTTAACCATTAAACTACGGACGCATTTAAAATTGCTTCACTATTATCGTCAATGACGACATCAACGTTTTTAAATTTAATACTACCTTTTGTATGTGGATTATCAGGAGTTTCCTTTGTTGTCCATCCTACATTTGATGTAACATGATTCACATAATAAGTTTGCCCTTTAGTTTTTAATACCCACATTGGTATGTTTGAATCTACTAAATGAGCTTTGTTAAAGTGAAATACGGCTTCTTTGCAATTCTATAGTGTTGTCATATAGGTCTATCTTATCAGGTTAGTTATGGTTGTCAACGTTTTTTTGCCTTTATCCAATTCTTTCGATGATGCTCCATCCAATCAATTAACGCATTTTCAAATCCAATATCACGATGAGCTTTCTCACTCTCAATCCATTTATGTTTTAAAATTTCGTCACGTAAATTAATATATTTTTGATATAAAGTCATAACTTAATTATATATATTTTAATGAAACACAATAATATTCATAATTTATTAAAAGAAGATGTAAAAAAAGGAAAACCTGCTGTATTACGAAGCCCTCATTGGGAAAATGTAAGAAATAAACATTTAAAAGATAATCCTGCATGTGCCGCTTGCGGAAGAACCGATCATGTTCAAGTTCATCATATCAAACCATTTCATTTATTTCCCGAATTAGAATTGGAACCTACAAATTTTATTACTCTTTGCGAAAATGATGATGACGGAAAAAATACTATTATAGAAAATCACCATTTACATCTTGGTCACAACGGCAATTTTAAAAATAATAATGATCATGTTCTGGACGATGTTAATAAATTTAGAATTGAACATTCAAAATTAGGTGAATTAAAAGGTTACGATATGAAAAATTTGAAAAAAATAATTAGTGGATGAAATAAAAAAAGCTCTGAGATTTCTCTCAGAGCTTTTTTGTTAAATTAATTCGATTTCATTATCAATGTGAAAATCGGAAGTATGATAATATTTTTTATCATCATATTTATATGAACTCCAATCACTTAGAGTTTCTTTAGTATATCCATCACGAGGATATAAAAGTTTATCATATTGATAATTTTGCAATATATTATTAATTTCGGACAATCGACTTTCGATTTCACTGTCTTTAGGTGTGTAATGCGTCAACATATGAGGTTTTGTTTTTTCCTCAATCATCCACGGATATTTAAATGAAAAATGACAACGAAAATCTTTTGGAGTACGATGATTATCATGTTCTTTACATGAACAATTCCACCAAATTCCACAGTGAGTTAAATATTTTTTGGATTCTTCAATTTTAAGAATATCAGATACTCGCTTATCCTCACTCCAATAAAAACGAAAACGAGGGTCTATCACTGTCGCCATATGAGCATGTTTCTCAACAGTTCCTTTTTTTGTTTTTTTGATAAAATTTTTATCAGAATGATATGCACTGCGATATCCACACAATTCAAATGCTTTTTTAATATTTAAATAATCATTACGATATTTAATTTCGTTTCGTAATTCTAAAGTACGAACATATCCATGTTGAATTGGTTTATCCAATTTAATTGGCTTAATTTGACGCAACTCATTCCACAATTTAGTTCGCTCACGAATCAATGCCAATGCGTGTTTCTTTTCTTTTTCTTTTTTATGAAGTTCCATAATTAGTCACTTTTGACCACAGATGAAAAATTATTTAATTCAACTGTCTTTGGTTCTTTATTAATTGTTTCTACATGCTTGCGAATATATCTCAAAAATAACAACGCTTTATCTTCAACCAACAAAGTTGCCTTACCAATATCTTCAAAAAGTGGAGCACCGTGTTGGATTTGAACCAACGATTTTAGAGTTTTGCAGACTCTTGCCTTGGACCACTCGACCAACGGTGCCTTAAAATATAAGACGGCAATCAATATAAATTCAAGTAATTTTCTCCAATCTACGTTTTCCGAAATACAGTTTCCGGTTTACAACCTACATCAATACATTTTATATTTTACAAACAGACTTAGCGGAATCGAACACGCCCACGGACCACAAACACGTCTGTTATAATATCAGAGTGGTCTTCCAAATGTATGGAGTTTTCCTATCCTTTAGATTAACTGCCTCTTATATTAAACGCTTGTTACAGCGTTAAAATTATCAATTTCATCCTGCAAATCATTGATTTGCTTTTCAAGCTCAGTAACTTTACTATCACGCTTTTCAGCATTAATATATGCTGTCCATGTATAATCAATCACTGTATTTTGACCATACGCAATCTTTTCAACACCTTCACGTACTGACAATGCCTTCAAAAAATTAACCAATCCCTTGACTTCTTTCAATTCAATTACTTTTTCAAAAACTGGAATTGATGCCGTACTAATTTTTGCTTTGAGCGTAATTAATTCATCTTGCAATTCCGCCAATTTGGCTACTTCAGCTTCAACATTCACCGTTGAAGTATTATCATTACGGCGTGAATTTTCACGCTTGATAATTTCATATTGTTTTGCAATTTGTCCAGTCAACCGATTTTTTACTTTTAAAGCTTTTGCGATATTCATAACATTTATATATATTGAAATTGGAGCCTATTACTGGAATCGAACCAGTGCTTTCTATTTACGAAATAGAAGTGCTTCCATTATCACCAAACAGGCATTTTTAAAAAATTAACGCTTACGACGTTTAACACTCTTTGTGACAGTAACAGTTTTACGAATAGTATACTTACGGGTCTTGTATGTCTTAGAACGCTTACGAGTATATGTAGCCATATGTTTATTTTTTAATTTTTAATTTAACTAAATTTGGGGTGTACGACGAGATTCGAACTCGCATCTGCCAGACTCACAATCTAGGGCATTAACCAATTATGCTACATACACCATTACGATCATTACGTTAATGATCTTAGAGATCTTTATCTAAAAGTCAAGTGAAAACTTGGAGCCTCATACAAGAATTGAACTTGTTTTTCAACATTACCAATGTCGTGTAATACCAATATACGAATGAGGCAAAATGGCACGGATGGTAGGTATCGCGCCTACATTAGTAGTTTAACTACATACCGTTTTGGAGACGGTTGCCTTACTAGTCGAGCCACACCCGTATTTAAAATTTGGTAGCCTTACGGGGAATTGAACCCGCGATTTATAGATTGAAAGTCTATCGTCCTAAGCCATTAGACGATAAGGCCATTGTTTGAAATTGGTGGACACGGCAGGAGTCGAACCTGCATCAATCCAATTATGCGCGAACTGCTTCGTAGACAGTGCCAATACGTGTCCATAAAATTTGGCGCATCCGGTAGGACTTGAACCTACAATTTTCTCGTTAGAACCGAGTTGCTTTTTCCATTTAGCTACGGACGCATTGTTAAAATTACGAGATGCATTTTTTACTTTTACGCTCTACCATTGAGCTATCGCGGCATAACGAGCCGCGAGTGAGATTCGAACTCACAACCTTTGATTTACATATCAATTAGTATATTTGTTGCTGTATACATCTCTTAAAATGGTAGTTCCACTCAGACTTGAACTGAGAAAAGTCGCTAATCAGGCAACTATGTTACATTACATCATGGAACTATTAAAACTAGATACATTTTTCAGGGTTTTACCATTAAACTATCGCGGCGTCAATAGTGCCGCGAGTGGGATTTGAACACCACATCACTCTCTTCGTAGGAGAATTTTTTTTGCTGTATGTATCTAAAATTGGTAGTCCGTGTTGGTAACGCTCCAACGATTTGCAATTATCAGTTGCGGGTTATACTTTTTAACTAACGGACCAATTAAAAATGGCGAGGGTGGCCGGATTTGAACCGAGCGATCTACACAGTGACAGTGTGTTATGTTGACCAACTACACCACACCCCCAAAAATTGGTGGAATCACCGGGACTTGAACCCGGATCACGATATTAAGAGTATCGTAGTCTAATCCAATTGACTTATGATTCCATTAAAAATTGGTGCTGTCTCTCCAGTGCTGTCACTGCGTTTTACCGAATGTACCGGTCGGCAGTCACTTAGGGGTCAGTTACCCATTAATTTTGTTGCGATGTTACATGCCAAGAATTACAAATATTACATTTATAATACCTACATTCCCGTCGCATAGAATTCGTTGAATTTAAAGCTTTCGCAACAACAAACATCGCTTTAATTCTATCAAATTTTCTTTTTTTACAAGAAATTGTTTTCATAAACTATTTTATATTGTAAATAAATTGGTGGTGTCGGTGGGATTTGAACCCACGGTGGATTATTAATCGTCAGATTAAAAGTCTGTTGCCATCGACCAAACTCGGCGCACGACACCATAAAAAATTATACTGGATTTCACGAATCGTTCCACATTTACTTGTCTAGAATTTTTCAATGCGTCTACCAGTCAGCCAATAATCTATTGCGTGGGGATCGAACCCATATCTCCAGCGTATCGTGCTGGTGCTTTTGCCCTATAAGCTACTACAATGTTATTGCTAATTAAATCCTTCGCCGCACCGCAACACTGCGGATCTATAGATATACTCCGATTCATCTATATTAACTTCAAGCGATATTGAAGGCGACTACTACTAAAAATTGGTCCCGGCTCTCAGAGTCGAACTGAGTTGTCATGCTCTTCAGGCATGTGCAAATGTGACCCCACCTGCCCAACCGGGATTAAAAATAACGAGATACTTTTTCTTTTTCACAAGAATAGGTGTGAATAAAAAATTTTATTGCTGTATGTATCTCTAAAATTGGTGCGCCGTGAGTGAGTCGAACACCCCGAGCCGTTAAGCAAGTGATCTACAGTCACTCCCGCTACCCCTACGGTATAACGACGCATTTAAAATTGGTGGTAGCGATAGGATTCGAACCTACATGTTTAGCAACGTGGCAACGCATTTACAGTGCGCCTCCTTCACCATTTGGATACACTACCATTAAAATTGGCGGGAAAATATTATATGCTGTTAAAATCTAAATCAAGATTTATGTTTTCTTTTCCCATTAAAAATTGGCTCAGGAGTGGGATTTGATACCCTATCTTTCGTATTAACCATACGACATGCTACATGTTATACATCACTCCCAAATTTTGAAATTGGCTCCTACCCTTGGATTTGAACCAAGAACCATCAAATTAACAGTTTGACGCACTACCGTTGTGCTAGATAGGAATTAAATCGGTGATGTCAACGGGATTCGAACCCGTAATAGAAAGATTTTCGTCCCCCGACTTTCCCGAACGCTCTAGTCCATGACATCATATAATTGGTGGGTCTTTCCCTCTGTCACTCTTTGATTCCAAGGATTTCAACCCCGGCAAATATCGGTTTCGAGTTACCGCTAGATTTTTTATTAAATTGGCTCCCCCAAAAGGATTTGAACCTCTATTGACGATTAAGTCGCACATTAACAGTGTGCTGCATTACCAGTTATGCTACAGGGGAATTAAATTGGCGGTGTTGGTGGGATTTGAACCCGACTTTCATGCATAGACAGTGCATGCGATGTTAACCATTCTCTTACAACACCATAAAGAAAAATACTCAAAAAGTGTGCTACTACGCCAAAAGTCTGTGACCGCCGCTTTTTCTTTCCTCTTGTACTTAATCATTTTGCTGGATGCCGTGTCTAGTCTAGACACAACGATACTTGCGGTTAGGTGGCGACTAAAGAGAATTAACCTGCCGTTGACTACTCTTTAAAAGATTGCTGCCTCTAAGCGAACTTCCTTAATGAAACATTTTTCTTTGAAATTGGAGCCATCTGTCGGATTTGAACCGACGACCGATAGTTTACAAAACTATTGCTCTACCCCTGAGCTAAGATGGCATTGTGCATACTTGTTTATGCATGCAATAATATTTTTACAATTATTGCATTCGCTCAATGGGTTCTTGTTTTACCAATAACACCCACGAACCGATCAATTGATTTTTGCAGACTTCACCCATTTAAACTGCG